CTTTTTCTAACTTATCGTTTTCTTTTGTAAGGAACTCAACTTTAACACCCAATGCTGCTACTTCTTTTGTAAGTTCTAATACCATACTACGAAGTTCATCTTTCTCTTTTGAACTATTTTCTAATAAGGCTTCTAATTTAGAGATTCTATCTTTACAATCGTGTCTGATAAACTCATCATCTCTTTCTTTATTTAGTGCTCTCTTTTCGTAATATCTCCAAGCTCCTGTTCCACCCAATACGGTGATAGCTGTGATTATTACTGAATACATATTTTCCATACTTAACAAGTTTTACATTCGTTTACCGATTCTTTTATACCATTTTTAAAATTCCATTTAGCTCCCCTATGTGTAGTTGCCCTCAATGTACTCCCTTGCTTATCAGTTAATGGTTTTCTTGTTTTGGAATCATATACCCAACCATCAGTACTAGATGATGTATAACCATTATATCCATTCATAACAAAAGCATTTCCAGTATATGGCTTTTTGTTTAAATAAACTATATTTGGTAATTTCAAATCATGGAATCTATCTACAATATCAATTACTTTTGCTTCGTTTACAGGTTCTTCTTCCGTTTGAGGTAACGCTGCTGCAACATGCTCAACACCTTTCTTGTCAACGTATTCTTTAATTTTGAAATGCTTTTGTAAGTCTTGGATATCATTATAATCCATATCCATCAATTCTTTAACAATTTGTTGTCTATTTGCATTTGGTTTAGCGCAACAATATAAAGATATTGCTTTCTTAGCATTTGAAGTTCCCTTATCGTAGAATTTCATTATTGCTTTAAAATGGATATCGTTTTGTGACATCTCATCTATAAATTGTTCTCTAATTACAGAACGTATTTGCTCTTTTAATTGACTAAGCTTCATTATATTCGTATTTACCAATATAAATATAAAGATTTATGGATTTGATTTATTTTTGATTAATTTTGTTGCAAACTTTGTAATTTCCTCTTGGCCAAGATTAAATGCTTTTTGCCAAAATTCTGTTTTTTTATCAATTGGTTTAATCTTTCCATCAAATGATGGCTGTCTGTTTATATAATCTTCCGTAATGTAAATACCATCCATATATACTTGAACTATATCATGTCCTAATTTAATTGCTATTTCAGCGGCTGACATTGCGTATGTATCTTCAGGACCATACCCACCAAATGATTCAGGTATACCAACAAACTCCCAAAATGATTTAGAATATAAAGTATGCATCCCACATCCAAACTTAATAACAGGTACTCTTTTTACTGTAATAGATTCTACTTTTTGTACAGTTGTATTTTCTATGGCTTCTCTTTCCGTTGAATATCCTATATGCTTATCCATATAATCAGAATGACATAATACATCCCAACTAGTGTCCCAAAACTTTGCTAATGATGGTGAAACAATATACATACCTTCCATTTGGTAAGATACATCTAATTGATATCTTAACATATGCTCGTGGAAAATTATATCGGTATCACAAAATATAAATTGGTCATAATCTAATTTAATAGCTTCTCTCTTTTGTTGAGTAGTTCCCCAACATTGAGTATCCAATATAATTTCATTTATATTTTTCATTCCATTAAATAATATTGCAAAACGAGATATGAAGTGGCCATTTTTTAATTCACTATTTTCCCAATCAGTTAATTCTGGGTTTAGGTTTAATGTTACTTTTAATGTAACATCATCTCTTTCATCCAAATACATGAATGCTTTTTTCATTTGAACTATTTGTCTTTCAAACATTTCAATTTCGGATGGCATAACATGTATGCAAATTAGTGTTCTTTTTTTCATTAAAATATATTTTTGAAGAATGGCTGTACCATATCTTTTGTTCTTAAATTAAGTATGTGAAGTTGGAATATATCCCATTCAAAACTTCCAATTGAATCAGTTTGCTGAACTATAAATGGTATGTTTTTTATGAATTGTGTATAATGTTCATTTGTTAGTTTACTACCATCAAATAATATTTGCACATCATTTTTCATAACATCCCCAATATTATGTACTTTATCCGTTATCTTAAACATTGATTCATTTTCCTCACTAGCTACATAACTTCCAAAATCACAATCAATATATATGTCATCGCACCAAGGTTCCAATACTCCCAAAAGATGTGGATTACAATTATGAACTACAAATGAAGTAGTATATCTATTTGGAACTATTGGCATCATAAGGTCATCATGCAATACATCAGTATGCCATTTTCTCCACCATTCTCTAAATTTATTATTTCTTAATTTTGTATATTCTTCCGAATCTTTAGGTTTATACCAAATAGTTCCGTCTGGTAATGGTATCTCTCTTTCAATTTCAATACCATCTTTAAATCTACTACCTCTACAAGTCATATGATATACAAAAGCATCTCTACTTTGTATTAATTCATATTGCTGTAAATGGAATCTATTGAATATATCCGAATCTTCTAACTCCATTGGTGCAAATAATAAATCATGTCCACCTATTTGTGCAAAATCTTCTTTATATAACATCCAAGGTGCAAAGATACCTTTTGTGGTTTTTCCCTCCGTTGTATATTCCGTTTCATATACAAACTTTTGAAAAGACGAATTATCAAATGTTTCAGGCTCCATACCAAAATCCTTAACATACTTTTCAGGACCCGGTGGATGTAATGGTGGTTCAATACGAGTAGCAGAAACTACAGTCAATGGTTTTAAATGCTTTAACATATTACCAACATAGTTTTGTGTTACAATCATATCTGAATGTAGAATTGTAACTATGGGAGTTGTTGCTAATTTAATACCAATATCATATAACACAGTATGTCCCACTCTATCAGGTCCACCATTTCTATATGATATAATATTTGGTTTATTTATTGAACTTACCCAATCATTAGTACCATCGGTTGAAGCATCATCTAATATAACAATATGATGATATTCTCCATAATGAGTTTCTATACTTTGAACTGCTTGCTGCAAATACTTTAGATTATTTCTACAAGGAATTATAAATGTAACCGGTTGATTTTGTGTCATTATTTTTTGTTTTCTAAGTAATATTTTAAATCTTCTGGCGTTCCCAATCCCCACATCTTATCAATGTTAAATGTTTTTATTTTTTTACCATCCGCAATTGCTTCGTTAAAAGTTGGGCAAGTATAAAACTCATTGTTAGTTCTGATATTCTTTTCAATCATTTGTTCTGCATACTTTACATAATCAGAACCTTTAGCCCAATAGTAAACTCCAACAGTTGCAATATCTGAAATTGGATTCTTCTCTGCTACTTCCGTTACATATCCATACTCATCTACTTTAGCAAATGACCATTTAGGATGTGTTGCTGTAAATGTTAAGATACCACCATCTACTTTTTGTTCAATCATCTTATACATAAACTCATTACTATCCCATTCTACGAATTGGTCAGAGTTTGCCATAACTAAAGGAGCATCATTATCAATATGTTCCTTAGCTAATAGAGTTGTACAAGCAGCTCCCTCTGTCAAACCATCAACTTCCACAATCTTACAATTAGGAGTTATTAAGTTTAATAGAGTATCTAAGTTGTACTTCTCTCTATGTTCTTTTTGAACTACATAAATGTATGTAGCTTCTATGTTTAGGTTATCTACTACAACCTGAATCATTGGTTTACCTTCCACATCAATTAGTGGTTTTGGAAATGTATAACCTGCTTGTTGGAATCTACTTCCAGCTCCGGCCATTGGGATAAGTACATTCATCTTACCACCTTGCCATTTTGGTATGCTCATAACTTTTTTAGTTTGTTCTAATTTACGAATAATTTTTGAAATTACCAAATCTTTTGGATTATCTACTCTCAATACATTTGCTCTACTTCTACTTGCCGCCAATAAACCATGTGGTGAATCTTCTACAATTAGGGTTTCTTCCGGCAACACACTCATCATACTCATTGCCTTCCAATACATCTCAGGATGCGGTTTAGAGTTCTTTACGTCCTCATTGGAGATGATTAAGTCCATATACTCAATTATACCTATCTTTGCTAACATAACTAACACAGACCTTCTAATTGAGTTTGAAGCACATGCTAACTTATATCCCCCATCTCTCAACTCTTTAAACAATTCAATTTTTTGTGAATCTGGTTGTAATTGTGAAATAGCTTCAATAGTTAGATGTTGCTTTCTATACCAAATATCATCATAAAATTCAGGATGTAATCCTTTGTTTTTAGTAAGTAACTCTAACTTTTGTGTTGTCTTTAATCCATCATATGTGGATAGATGCTCAGCTTCAGATATTATATATTTTTCATCTATTTCTCTTAGAGCTTGATTTAATGTATCATAGTGTATTTGCTTTGCTTCAACCAGCACACCATCCAAGTCAAAGATAATTAATTTTGTCATTAGTAAATTTTAATATGATTACCAACCTTCGTTACTCCTTTGTGTTGAACTGCGATTGTAGCACATTCATTAGCATACACAATAGCTTTATCAATATTCTTACTTCTACAATATTCAATTGTTAATGCTGATATGAATGAATCACCTGCTCCACTATTATCTCTCACTTCCACTTCGTCAACATTGAACTCTTTCTCCATATACTTGCATCCCTTACCACTCATAGTTACAATTAACTTATCGTAGAATTCTTTGAAGTATTGCCCAGCTGCGATATTGTTTTCATACTCATGTTCATTTATTTTAATGAACTTAGCTCCCAACATTTTTTCATTCACAATCTTTTTAGTATCAATGAATACCGTATCATGCTTTGAACAAATGTATTCAATATCATCATACTCCAAAAACCCTTTGTTGTAATCTGATATAATTACGGCACAATAGTTTGAATATGGTATATGTTCCAATCCTTCAACTCTTTGTGATTTTGTTGCATCTGAATCAACTCTAATAATTTGGTGATTTGTTTTTTCCTCAACATATCTTGTCTTTGTGATAGGTTCTGAATTTGTTATCAAATCAACTTCAACATTTAGTGATTCTATATTCTCATATACATTAGCTGCCATACCACCTGTTTCCGTTTTTCTTTTAGGAATGAATACAGGCACAGGAGCTTCAGGACACAACCTATTGGCTGTACCATAGATGAATACATCTTTACAACTATCTCCTATAACTAATATTTTCATAAATTTTTATTTTACCAACTTATTTCCCAATCTTTAAAATCGGCTGCTAAGCAATCAATTTTATAATCCTTTCTACCACCCATAACTTCTTGAATCTTATTCTTAGCTACGTTACGGATACCATTCAATCCGTGTGTTAATTCTAAATTGTTACCATCTTTGATTCCCTTACGATAGTTTGATTCATTATGCCAAATATGTAAGTTCATTTGTGATAACACTACAATTGCTCTGATTGTTTCTGCTGTAATTGGTTCTTTACTCTCATCCAAATATAATTGAATATCATGTACAATTGCGTTAATCTCTTCTGCATATTCTGCTTTGTGTTCAGCAATAAACACTTCTTTCAATTGTACGATAGATAATCTATCTACTAATTCACTCAATGTTGGTAAGTACTTTCTATCTGCCATAATTAAAGGTTTGTAAAATTTTGATTGTTTTTATTTATTACTATTTTGTAAGCTGATATCAACTGTTTGATTCCGTAATCTAAATCATAAATTGGTTTCCATCCTAAAGATTCTAACTTCTCATTTGATACAATATAGTTTCTCTTATCAAAATCTTCTTTAAAATCATCTTGCTTAATCACCAATGATGGAATGTGTGATTTAATTTTTTCTGCTAATTCTAATTTGCTTAAGTTAGCAGTTGATAAACCTACATTGAATGCGTGTCCTTTGCACTTATCATAATTCTCAATAATAAATTGGAATGTACGAGCTATATCCTGAACATGAATGTAGTTTCTTTTAAAGTGTGCTTCAAATAATACTAAGTATCCATCCACTACACTCTTATATACGAAATCGTTTACTAATAAATCAGTTCTCATACGTGGCGATACACCAAATACAGTTGCTAATCTTAATGATACTCCATTTCCATTTTCTAACATAATGTTCTCCGCATCACATTTAGTTTTAGCGTAAAGTGATAATGGATTGAATGGTGATTCTTCCGTAATAATTGAATCAGATGAACCATATTGTGAGTTAGTATTAGGTAGGATTAATTTTTGGTCATCTCTTAATACCTCAACAATATCAGCTACTTGCTGATAATTTACAGCTACCGTTAATTCCGGATTAGCTTTACATGCAGGCATACCCACAATTGCTGCTAATGGAATAATCACATCATTTAATCCTACTAACTCTTGTAAAAGTTTTTTATCTATTACATCACCTAATTCAAATTGAAATTTAGGATTGCCAAATAAATGTAATAAAGTTACTTGGTCATACATTAAATTGTCCAATACCGTAACAGAGTAACCTACCTCTAATAAATGTCTAGTTAAATTTGAACCTAAATAACCAGCTCCTCCCGTAATTAATACTTTCATACTCTTTGTTTTATATCGTTATATACTATTGTTAATCCATCTCTTAAAGATGTTTGTGCTTCCCAACCTAATTCTTTTTTTGCTAAACTACAATCACACCATTGTCCCCAAATGACTGTGTTCTTTGTTGTATCCCATTCAATGTTAATATCCTTACCACTAATCTCAACAACAGTGTTTGCTATATCTTCAATGGTACATCTTTCACCCTTACCAACATTATATGGTCCAACGATTTGTTTAGTATCCATTGCTTTAATCATCTTCTCAATACAATCTAATGCATCATCAATGAAACAATAAGAACGAGTTTCCTTTCCAGTTCCCCATACACTAAATGCTACTTCAGGATATTTGATTGCTCTATGTGAGAATACAGGAATAACCGAACCACTCTCTAACTTAAAGTCCTGATTTGGTCCGTAGATGCCAATGAATCTTGCTATTGCTACTTTCATCCAGTCATTCTCAACTACTGCTGATTCAATTGCTTTCTCACCAATCAACTTTGCCCAACCATATGATAGTTCAGGATTAGCTGGGTAAGCATCTGATTCTTTAATCATTGGAGAATCTGCTAGTGTTTGTAATTCCTTTGGATAAATGTGTGCCGATGATGCGTAGAAGTATGTATCTATTTTGTTTTCAATGATACCCCTCAATACATTACTATCCATTTTCATATTTGAGTTCATCACATCATATGGTTTGGATAGGTAAGTACCAATACCACCCACTTTAGATGCTAAGTGAATTACCATATCTTTACCAATAAAATATCTACTACATTCATCATAATCAGTTAAATCAGTATGAACCATTTTAATATCAGTAATAATATCTGATAAAAATTCTATCTTACCTCTTTCCAAATTATCAATTACCGTAATGTCATGTCCTTGCTTAACTAATCTCTTAACTAAATGAGAACCTATGAATCCGGCACCGCCTGTAACTAATATTTTTTTCATTATAATCTTGCTGTTTCTTTGTTGTTTGAATACCACTCAATTGTTTCTCTCAATCCATCTTCTAAAGTTGTGTTTGGTACATAACCAAATGTTTCTTTGAACTTACTCATATCGTAGAATCTCTTAGGTTGTCCATCTGGTCTAGTTGTATCCCAAACAATCTCACCTTCATATCCTACCAATTTAGCAATAGCTTCATTCAATTCTTTAATGGATGTTTCCACACCAGTTCCTAAATTGAAAGGACCTGTTTCATTACAAGCCATAGCATCTATGATTGCTTTAACAGTATCACCAACATATAAAAATTCTCTAGTTGCTACACCAGTTCCCCAAACTTCAACGGTTGGTGAATTTGATTCTTTAGCTGCGATGAACTTTCTAATCAATGCAGGAATTACATGCGAATTTTCTAAATGAAAGTTATCATAAGGTCCGTAAAGATTAGCTGGTAATAATACCGTTGTATTGAAACCATATTGCTCTCTATATGCCCATCCACCAATTACTAAGTTTTTCTTAGCTAATGAATAACCATACGAATTCATATCAGGCAATCCGTTCCAAAAGTCATCTTCTGAAAATGGTACAGGAATATCTTTTGGATATCCACATCCTGCTGCTAATGATACTAATTTCTCAACACCATTGATATAAGAGTAATGATTGATTAATACACTCATCATTGCGTTCTTATAAAAGAAATCACCCGGTCTTGCTTTATTAGCAGCAATTCCACCAACCAAACCAGCTATGTGTAATACAACTTCAGGTTTGTTTTCCTCAAAGTACTTTTTTACATCGGCCTCAACAGTCAAATCAGCTTCAGTTGATGTTGGTGTTAAAAGATTCGTAAATCCTTTTGATTGTAGTTCTTCTACTAAATTTTTACCAACGAAACCACTAGCTCCGGTGATTAAAATCTTTTTGTTTTTAAATTGTTCTATATTCATAATTTTTTATTTTGCAAAAAACATTCCGTAATTTATCCTACGTGTTGGATTTAATAGTCTATCCAATTCTAATTCATCTAAAGTATAAAAGTTTTTAGGATATTCTAAGTATGGGTCACCTTTATCTGAAAATGTTGCTTTTGGAAAAACATCACCTTCATCAAACCAACCAATTACTCCAAATTGAGTATATCCTATATTTTGTAAGTGTTGTAATATTTTATACAAACTTTCACTTTCTTCCTCATGCCATTCAAAGCAAATATCATTAGCTTTTTGAGTTAATCCACTTAATACATTATACTCGTATCCCTCAACATCTATTTTAATTAAATCAGGCATACCATATCTTTCAATCATACTATCAATTGTTATTGATTGTATTTTAATTGGTTCGTTCCATTTAATAGAATTTTCAGGAAGATGTTTACTACCTTTTGTAAATCTAGAGTTTTGCATAAATTCAGTAGAAGCGGTAGACACTCCGGTTGCATATGGGGATACATAAAAATCAATTTCTTCCCCTTCTGTATGTGAAACTAAATTATTATGTAATGTAAAATTGTAATTTGTAAAAAAGTGTTGTGATACTGAATTACACAGTGTTGGATTAGCCTCTACAGCTATTACATTACAATTTTTGTATTTGTTGAAACAAGTTTGTGTAAACTCCCCAACATTAAAGCCGATGTCAAATATTAAATTCATATTATTTATTTTAAAATGTATTCTTTTGGATAAAATTTTTCTCTTTTTAAAGTTGGAGAATCCGGTGAGTAATATTCCGGTGCAACTACTATTTTATTTGGATTTGGGTTTATATATGCTGCCCACCATCCAAAACTACTAGCATGCGAAAGTATATTATGGTCACATAACATAATTCTGCAAAAATCATCTATTTGTGTTTGACCTTCTGAAAACAAAAACTCATCTCCCTTAAAGAAGTTCTTGCACCACTCCACATCAGTTGAATTATCTTCATTAAATCTTTGACCACCGGTGAATATTAAAAACTTCATTTTTTTACCGTCAAACACTTTTTTAGCATTTGTAAAATATTGTTCATATAAACCACCGGGTTCAAATGCCTGTATAAGTTCAGTTTGTCCGTTTGTCATATTATCACCACGTCTAACATGCACACTTACTATTTCACAATTATGCTCATCTTTCAAAGATTGAATGTATTCTTTACCTTTGTTTAAATACTCATCTTTAGGAGTAAGTTCTTTTTTAATTTGAGATTCAATGTGCTCAAAATAAAATGTACTTTGAAAGAATCCTTGTAATGTTGTATTGTCTGGAACATTAAAGAATTTATCATCATACTTTTGCCATGTTGGCTCTTCATATAAATTTTGTAAGGTATTCATATCATCTTGAGTAGCATATTCACACTCAATATTAAATTTATCTAACAAAGAAGTTTGTCCATGCCAGCTCATTGTTTGTGGATTTGGTATTTTTACTTCATATCCATTTTTTAATGCCAATCCCTTTAACGCTGCATATTGGAACAATTGATTTCCCAATCTTCCTAACTCTCCCAATTTATGAAATGTTATCATTTATAATTTTTTTAAAAAAGTTATTATATTTGTTTACAACAATTTCTTCTGAATTAAATTGTTTTACATAATCCAAATCTATGTGAAATTTATCGTTGTATAAAATATCTATAAGTCTGTCCGCATATTCTTCAGTACCATTTACTATATAACCATTTTTACCATCTTTTACAAAATCAGCTGCTATGTTAGTTGAAAAGGATACTAAGGGTGTACTATTTTTAACACATTCCGTAGCCATCATAGGACCAGCATCAGCGATTGTTGTTAATGCAAACACTTTTACATTTTTATAAATTTTTGATAATTCAGTTCTATTCGGAATAACTCCTAAATATTCAACGTTAAATTTAGTTTTTAATTCTGCTTTAGGACCTATCGTTTTTATAAGAATTTCTTCTGGATTATCAACTTTTTTATATAACCATTCTAATATATTTTCAAAATAATCTTTTCCTTTTCTAGGTTGATTTGGTTGAGTTGTTCCCCATAGTATTACTTTTTTAGTTTGCTGATTTTTTGGAGAATCGTCAATTTCAATTTCATCAAATGGAAATGGTATCAATTCATATGGTATATCTTTTAGTAAACTTTGATTATGTACATTTACAGAATGAGTTGAGCCGGGAATTAAATAAGAATGTATGGATTTATATATTTCAGCTCTCTTACTAATCACATCACCATAAAATGCACCATCTAATTCAGGATACTCACTATTATTACCATACATCCAATGTGTACCTGTTATAAGTACAAATTTGCTGTCAAATTTTTTACATATATACTCAATTAACTCAACATTAAAATCGTTACCCGATGCTATTAATATTTTATGGTTTGGTATTGTATTTAAAAGTACTTCTAAAGCGTTTTGTGTATATGGGTGAATATAAGGTAAAAAGTCTTTGGTATCAATGGGGTGATTTGTACCATCAAACATTGGTAATACTTTTAAAGTAAAATTAAGTTTTTTAAGTATTTTGTACAATATATAACTACCGCTAACAGATTCACCATAATCAAAAATACCACTAACATACAAAATATCACATTCTTCGTTTTGCATAATTTATAATTTAAAATTTGTTTTTCTTAATTTTCTGTATCCTATGTACGATTCTTTAAATTTAAAATCAAAAAAAGAATACAAATTTATTACACTAATATTATGTGCACTAATTAATGCGTTCACACTTAAGTTGTTTTCATTCTTTAGATACTCAAAAATTTTATACCAAAATGAATAAGCTAGATGAGAATATTTGGAATCAACACCACCCAATTCCAAATTAACAATAAGATTATTAGTTTTGAGTGCCATAAATCCAAAAACAATCCCATCATATTCACCAACTAATACTTTTGATTTTTTTCTTAAATCATCTATCCAATTTGAATTTCTCAATTTGGCAACATCGGCATCAATCATATGGTCTTCAAAAAATCTACCATGATTAAAATCATTTGATGCTATTTGTTTGACAGTATTAACATCAGTATCTTCACACTTTCGTAATGTAAATTTAAACTTACTCAGTATTTTATTTTCTTTTACATTTTTTAAAGAACCATTGACTAGAATACTAGTTTCAACATTGATAAATCCAAATCTTTCTAATATTTCTTTTTTAATTTTAGAGTCTGGATTAATTCTTAGTGAAGTATATACTATATTGTTATTTAAGCAATTAGTTTCAAATTGATTAAATAATTCATTTGCCAATTCTATTGAATCAAATTGTATATCATATATTTCATTGGTAAGATAGCCCAATGCTCTAGAATTCCATTCAGTATTATCAAATGAAATATAATTTGAATCGTTTATTTTTATAGTTTGCATATTATATAGTTCCGTTATCTACATTTATTAGTTGACCTGTTATTGAATAAGAATTATCTGATAATAAAAATTCTACTGTACTGGCCACCGACTGTTTGTTAGTTGGTTTCTTTAAGGATGTTCTATTATATATTCTATCTTTTTGCTCGTCCGTTAATGTACTACTCATATCAGTTTCCATAAAACCAGCAACAATACAATTTGAACGAATTCCTTTCCGTCCCCACTCCCTAGCAGTATTTTTTGAAAATGCCTCTAATGCGCCTTTACTTGATGCGTACATAGACAATCCATTGTAACCAGTATGTACACTTATACTTGATATGTGTATAATACAACCGGCAACTTTATTGTATATCATATTTCTAATAGCAAATTTAGTTATTAATAATGGTGAGAATACATTTACTTTGTACATACTTTCTAACCTATCCAAATTCATATTAGTAATAATATCATCATATGCAACTGCTGCGTTATTTACAAATCCATGCAATTTTATAGTATTTCCGATTAAATTTTTTAGGTCGGATTCCAATGTGTCAATATTTACTAAATCGATATTAATAAATTTGAAGTTATCAAATTTTTCTAATTCAGAATTGGAATTTCTACCCAAACCATATACATTATATGATTTAGATAATAACAATTTAGAAATTTCAAATCCAAGACCTTTAGAAATTCCAGTTATTAAAATATTTTTATTTTCTTGAGATTTTTCCATTTTCATTTATTATTATTTCATCAACTATGTTTATCTTTGCTGGTATCTCATACTCATTTAAAATAGTTTTCATATCAGTTTTTATTTCAAATATACTAACATCATTAAATAATACCAAATCACAAATTATAATGTTGCCAAGAAGTGAATTTGATTTTGAATATACTTTACACAATTTAACATAATCCAATTCTGTTATCTTTTGTTCAATGTATATTGGATTGATTTGGTATCCGCCCACATTTACTAAAAATCCATCACGTCCAATTATTTTAAAAGTACTAGCATCAATTAATTCAATCAAATCACCAGTATCATACCAATCACCATCAAAAACTATATTATCCGAACTACCAACTAAACTTTTATGTACAATTAATTTACCAGAATTAAATCGTATTAAATTTTTATATTTCGCAGGTATTTTAAAAGTATCACCTTCTGTTGCAAATAAAGAACTAACTTCAGTTGATGCATATATATTTTTTATTCTTGCATTTGGAAAACTTACTTTTAATTTATTTTGAAATTCACCATTAGAGCCCTCACCTCCTAATGATATATGTTTTACATTTGGATATGTTATTTTTTCAGATGTTAAAATTTTATAAAATGTTGGAGTTGCTGATATATGAGTTATATTATATTTTTTTATTCTATTGGATGTATTTGTATAACTGCATTTAAACAAATTAACTAAAGTATTTTTATTTAATATTGATTGAAATAATACTTGATACCCTGCCATTTTTGTTGGATTGTATGTAAACCCCCAAACATCATCAATTCTATTATTAGAAACTTTTATATTACGTGTGATACTTTCAAAGGTATGATTAATAGTCTTTGGTTCTGCAGTTGTTCCAGATGTTTTTAATTGTATTATACTATTTGTTGTTTTTATATTTTCAATTAAATGATTATAATCAATTATAGTATCTGAAATTAATGCTCTAATTACATTAATAATTGATTTTTCTATTTCCGATAGATTGCAAATAGTGTTTGGCTCATTTAATTCTGAAATTAGTTGTGCGTAGGTTATCACATTCTCATCTATAAAAAATATATTATCCATTTAGCTTCTTTTTAATATCACCAATAGTAAAAATCAAGCTATCTTTGAAAATATCAATATTACAAGCTTCTTCAATTTCAACTGTCAATTCAGCTAACATAAAGCTATCAAATCCAATATCATTTTTTAAATTCATATCATCATTTAAGTCTGATATTGTTTGGTAACCATTGTTTTCCAATACTTTATTTATTATTTGTAACAATTCCATATTATTCGATTACTTTATTATTTTTAAAAACAGTGAACTCAGTTAAATCTCTATAACCATTCAATTCACCCAAATCTGCATTATGTTCAGGATAGTTTTGAAACATTGCTAATCCTTGCGCCGCTTGCTGTGGAGTCATATACATATTCCAACCACAAAACTCAATATTATCATCTTTGTAATACTTCTCACTTCTACCTTCGTAACGAGCTTTCTTAAACCATTCAGCTGCTTTAGCATCATCAGTTAGAATCATACCACCTTTCCAAATTGGTAATTGCTTTTTAATATGGAATGATAATCCCATATAAGTTCCAGGTTGATACATACCTTTTGTTAATCTTTTAGCCGCATCCCAAATTGGATATGGTTTTAATTGATATGCACCCACCCAATGATTTGTTTCAGGTCTTTTATCAAAGATAACTTCACCACCAGCGTGTATAATTGATTGCGGTACTGATAAATAAGTTTTAGATGGAATGGTTACCTCTTTAACTTCTAAGTACTTACACATTAAGAATAGTGCATTAGTGCAACTATCAACCGAAATAGCGTAAGGAGCTCCCGTATAAGCTGCTATTTCTTCTTCAAACATTCTAACGATTTTGTACGGATTGTGTAACATTGGCATAATTAATTATTTTTTAATTTCTGAATTTTCTTGTCCTATTATTTCAATACAAAGTATATTTTTATCATTTACCATCACTAATCTTCCATCTATGGTTTCAAACTTAGTAAATTGACCTTGCTTAATTGAATATGAATCAACTCCCTCAAACGTTCTTTTCTCTCCATTGATAAAATGAAGTATTTGAGAAACATATCTTCCTTTTTTTGTTATTGATGATTTTAAATTTGGGTTTGTCATTTTTTTATTTTATTAATTCCATATACACATTTGACTTAAACTTTGCGAACCTTTATAACTCCAAAATCCTTTTAAGTAATCTCTTTCAGTTGGCATGTTCATCATTGGAGTAAGACACGTTCCGATATCAATATAGGAATTATTTGGAAACTCTTTGAATAGTTCGTATATTGCCAAATTAGAAAACGTTGAAGCTGAAAATAAGAATACATGATTTTCAATGTTATTCTCTTTAATCCATTGTCTAATTGTTTCAATCTTGTCATAATCGTTTACAAATGCATTATATCCCACTCTAAAATCTTTTACTATAAATGGTAATTTTGATATATCAGCTTTTTCATGACCAACAAATACACAATCCTTACTATAAAGTATTGGAAGTGTATTCATAATGAATAGTGGGTAATTACCATTAACCCATAAATTTGCCCAAGTCAAACTTTCATCATCACCACCGTGTAAATTTATTTGCCAATCAAAATTTTCCTTACCAACACAACAACTACAGCTAATACCTTTGTAATAATTTGGTTGTTTATGTTTATAAGCCTCTATTAATTTTTCTAAAAACCATTGATGTTGTTTTGGGTCAAAATGTTTAAAATCAAGTGGTTGATAAAATCCACCTTGCTTATGGTCTCCAATTTGAATTAGACCTTCATCTAATTTAGATTCTTTATTTTGAAGAATATACATTTCACCATCCGAATATCTTGCAAATCCAAAATGGTGATTATTACGAATCATTTCCGTAAACTTAATAAAATGTTCTCTAAAGTTTTTCTGCATCTAATATCTTTTTAATTTTTTCCGCTGCGTACCCATCCCCATATGGTGAATCTTTACAAATATACGAATCTTTTTCCAAAGTAACAAATAAATCTTTTAATTTATCAGTAGATTTACAAAGATGCAAATGTCCCGTATAAATCGCTTCAGGTCTTTCCGTTTTTTCTCTACATACAATTACTTTCTTATTAAGGAAAGATGCTTCTTCCTGTATTCCGCCACTATCACTTATTACTAACTTACATTCTAATAGTATAGCTATCAATTCATCATGTGAAAGTGGTTCTACTACTTTAACGTTTGTTAGTAAGTTTCTATGAATTTGTACATTTGGATTTGGATGTATTGGAAGTATAAACTCTAACTCTGGATATTGTATTGCTAAATCATTCACCTCTCTAAACCATTCATGCATTATAGGATGATTCTCTCTACGATGTAATGTAACTAATATTTTGTTTCCGTATGTTGGTTTAGGTAAATCAACTAAGTTATCTAACACAGTGTTACCAACTAACCAAGCATCACCTAATGTATTTTCATTAAATAAGTTAGTAAGTGATAAATGTGTTGGTGAAAAACTTACATCAGCAATACGAGATATCATTTGTCTATAACCTTCTTCAGGGTATGGATGTTTTAAACTCTTACTTCTAAGTCCAGCTTCTAAATAATAGATTCTCAATCCTCTATGATATGCCCCAATGGCACAAGCGAAAGCAGATGCGGTATCACCTTGTACCAATACACCTCTAAACTCACCTTCCGGCAAATCTAAACATCCTTTTACCACTTCATCCAATCTATTAGAACCTTCTTTGATAGTTGCTTTATAATCAACATCAACTTCTTTAAGTAAATCTTCATGCTGACCTGTAAAGAATAATTTATACTCACTACGGTCCATTATTTTAATTAAAGGCTTTATCTTTAACCATTCCGGTCTAGTTCCGAAACATATTAATATTGGTAATTTATTTTTCATTTACTAACCTCCATCCTTTTACTCTTTGTTTGTGAAAATAATCGTTCATCAATTGCTTAAATGGAGTACCATCTATACCAGCTTGATTTGATTCCCAAAGTGAAGCAGAATCTCCTCCGTATGCACCTTTAATACTTCCCCACATTTCCATATCAGAACGAGGATGTGGTGGTACATATGTTTTAATACCAGCATACTTTTGTAACATATATGAGAAGTGCATATCCTCACCACAGGTATTATATTTAGGGTCTGGTAATTCTCTAAACATATGAGATAACCATTCCTTTTTAAAGAACCAGCTGTGTCCTACTAAATCAACTTCTACAGTCCTATCATTGTTACCACTTTCAGGCCATCCAAATCTTAAATAATGTTCGTAGTAAGATGAATGTTGAGGTGGTAATGGTGCTGGATATAATAATCCTACCGTACCCAATAGACCTTCTTTCTCATTCATAGTGTTCATACAATTCTCTAACCATTTCTTACCAGGAATTGTATCATCATCAAATACACATACATAATCGTTTTTTGCGTTAAGTGCAAATGCAAATCTAGCCCACACACCAAAATTGTAATTACAATAAGCACCAGCTATTTCAGTTCCAATATCGTAATTAATTAAATCATTATCACCCGGATTATTATACCAAAAAAGTATTTCATCAGGTGGTAATGTTTGATTTTTTAATGCCTCTAATTGTTCATTAAGATTTTCAGGTCTCTTATAACCATTTAATATAACTGTTATCATTTTATTTTTGTTTCAATGTAAATGCCCATATCATATTAGGAGTATATGGATTATTTGCCTGAGTATATTGTGGAGATGTTATTGTTATATCACTCTCAAACCAATCATTAAAATTTTCTGAATAGAAAAATGTATTTTCAATTTTCATTGCATTTTTAACTGATAAATCTTCAATTAACTTAATTCGCATTTCATCATATCTACGAAGGAATGGCATTTTATTTCCGGGATTAATATCTCCAGACAATATAGGTTGACCAGCTGGTACTGTGATAATTATTTTTCCATCTTTATTTAATAATGTAATCATTTTTTCAATTGCTCTCAAATCGTGATTCCATCTAATATAATCATCCCCAGCATATTCCCCTGCAAATCCAGAGAATTCAGCGAAGTTCATACCAAAGTGTTCCAATACATTAATACAAATAATATAATCGTATTTTGTTTCTTCTTCAGCTAATATAAAATCTTGCTGAACAAATGTAACTCTTTTATCAGCATCTATTATTCTTTCCAATGTAGAGCCAGGTCCCATTGGCATAATGTCGGTACATAAGCATGATGTGAAGGGTCTTTTTAATACGGCTTGTAATATACCTTCCGTTGCAATTCGTTCACCAACAATCAATACTTTATCAGATTCTTTTTGTTCTGATAATTCTCTTTCCAAATAAGGTATCTCTACCAACTTAGTTCCTTTAATTTCAAAATCCATATTATAATTCTCTTTTTATATTTCTTAACCAAAGTTCTTTTGAAAAACAAGCTTCATAATTATTCTTTGCTATTTCAGAACATTGATTATAAAACTCTTTATCATCTCTCAATTGTATTGCTAATTCTCTTGCTCCTTCCAAATCATTTACTGCTACGGATAACGATGGGTGACATAGTAATTGAGTATCCACATCTTGATTTCCAATACATGGTATCCCAAAGTATGCACAATTCAAAGCAAATGTACCAGCGGCTACCGTTGGCATCATATGTACTGCATATTTGAATGTTGATAATACTGCCATCCATTCACTCCACATCATTCTTGGTAAGTGATTTAATACACCACCCATACCTTCGTTTTCTCTCATAGCATGTGATGTTTGTGCCCAAACAGGAACTCCAAAATTATCAGCTATCATATAACTTTCAAATCCACCATACCATCTTGCAAAGTTACCACCTATAATTACTTTATCTTCTTTTGTAGGTACGATATCTTTAACTAATTCATCAATCATTAGTGTACCAATTGGTCTCACTTTTTTATTGGGAAATAATCCTTTGTAATAATATACATCAGAATCATTGTGAGTAAAGATTGAATCGCAAGATTGTAAAAAGTTATAGAAGTAAATTTGGTCTTCTACACTATAATCATTTTGAAACCAATGAGGTCCTTCTTGCACATAATGTACATTTGTATTTCCTTTTTCTTTTATTCTACCAACAATATCTTGCTGAAGTAATTCTGATATTGGATTAATACCTTTTATCAATTCTACCGCAGTTGAATTTAAAAATGGTTTACCTTTTGGAAATATAATAAAGACATGGTCATAACCTGTCAAATTTTTATCTGCACCAAACAAATGAATATTAAAATGGTCAGCATCTAAAGCATGCATCCAAGCAAACTCCGTTCTCATATTTGGATGATTTGCTGGAACTTTGCCAACAAATCCCATTTCAGTAAGGAAAGCTATCTTAGATTGTATCATAGTAAGCGTTTTGTTTTTCTTGTCTTTCAATTTGCTTATGATGAGTTAAACAATAATCTGCATCTGCTGGTAAAACCGATAGAGTGTTATATCCTTTTATTCTTTCATGTACTTTACCTTCCCATTCAATATCGGATGTCCTTCTATATAATCTTGTTTGATAATCGGGGAAATTTACCCAACCATTTTCATTAACTTGCCATCCCCATTTTTTAATGTGCTCTTGGGTAAGTCCTTCTACTGTATTTATACGTGGTACAAAGAATAAATCCACATCTTTATTTGCTAATAAAAAATCAGAAAGATTTTCTACCATATACTCCGATGGAATTTCATCAGCATCTATTTGAAAAATAAAAATACCTTTTGCATGATTTTTTAAATTATTTTTATACGAAGCAAAATCATTATTTAAGGGAAATCCTATAACCTTTATATTAGATGAATGTAATTGGTGTATAACATTTAGATAATCTTTAACCTGTGGTGTTACAGAATCCTCATCATATTGGATTAATATTTCATCATCTTTTTTAATTCTAGGGTGTAAGAAATTTATCAATTTCATAATTTCTTCATGCTCATTACAAACGGTAATTGCATATGTTACATTTATTGCCATAATATTTTATTTGAATACAAATATACAACAATTTATTATATTTTCCAAATATATCTTTGTATATGTATATATAGATATAAATATACAATTTTCAAGTAAAGCATAAAAAAATGGGTAACTTTTTTAGAATTACCCATTTTTATTTTTAATTTATTTTTAAACTACCTTAACCCAATCTGAACCATTATGGAAATATAAAGATGCCGATGCTGGTGATACCGGAGCATATGATGCTAATTTACCAACTGCGCCTGCCGGTAGGGTATCAACCGGTCTTAATGTAACTGATGTATATGCTAATACAGATCCACTTACAGTTAAAATTTTACTACTTGCGTTAAATGTAAAGTCGGATTCAACTATACCCTGAACAAGACCTCCATCAAATGTTAAAATACCATCATTTGTTGTACCACTTAAAGTTAAATTACCAGATGTACCAGAAGTTCCAGACGTACCTCCAGTAGATGCTCCACCAGTTACACCAGATGTACCGCTAGTTCCAGATGAACCAGACGTACCAGCATCTCCATTCAATCCACTAGCACCAGAAGTACCATTTATACCACTTGTACCACTTGTACCACTTGTACCAAATCCGTTAGAACCAGATGTACCAGATGTTCCAGAAGTTCCCGATGAGCCGGCCGAACTAACACCACCACTAATACCAGATGTACCGGATGTACCCATCGTACCATCTTTACCATTAGCACCAGATGTACCAGATGAACCAGATGTACCAGCTACACCAGAGGCGCCAGATGTTCCCGATGTACCAGATGTACCACCACCACCTCCACCGGTAACAGTTACAGTAATTTGACCACTACCATTATTAGTAACAGATGCTCCACTAAATATTATTTTAGTTACATTAGGTACTATTGTAGGAGTACCATCTTCTACAGTCAAAGTTGCTCCAAATGATGATGTTGCTACTTGTCTTGTACTTCTACTATTATCACCAACCCAAACATATCCCGTTCTTAATGATGCCGTAATAGGTCCTAATATATCCAAAGAACCTGTAATTTGTAAATTGTTTGTTGTTGCTACGATTGAACCAGTTGCTCTGAATATCCCATCGGTTGTTGTAGTACCTGCGCCACCAAATGATGATGTTGCTACTAACGTAGTTACATTACCAGCACCACCAACTAAAACATATCCTTGTCTTAATGATGATGTAAATGCTCCAGATGCTGAAAGATTTCCTCTAATTGTTAATAGAGTTCCATCAAATAATAAATTAGATTCTACAGTACCGGCTGTACCATTATTTGATGTAATAACACCATTATCGGTTGTTCCACTTAAATTAAAAGTTGTCCCAGATGTACCAGATGTTCCAGATGTACCCGATGTACCACTACTACCAGCCACACCATTTATACCAGATGTTCCGGATGTACCGCTTGTTCCACTTGTTCCAGATGTTCCGTTTACACCAGAAGTTCCATTAACTCCGGATGTACCATTCACTCCAGATGTTCCACTTTCTCCAGAAGTTCCAGATGAACCAAAAAATGTTCCATCATTACCATTTATACCAGATGTTCCAGATGTTCCAGAAGTTCCTGATGTACCAGATGTACCAGATGTACCCGATGTTCCGCTAGTTCCAGACGTTCCTGATGTTCCGGATGTACCATTAATCCCAGAAGTTCCCGATGTTCCGCTAGTTCCAGAAGTTCCTGATGTTCCAGAAGTTCCCGATGTTCCAGAAGTTCCAGAAGTTCCGGATGAGCCTGAAGAACCAGCCTGTCCAGTTGCACCTGCGGTATTTATAAACCAAGATGTTATACCAGTACCACTACCAACAACAGACACCACATTTACAATAAATTGACCTGTACCACTATTGTAAGATGTTACTGTAGCGGTCATGTAGTTACTACCATTTTGAGATATAATAGTTTGTTGACCAGGTGTCCAAGACAGACCCCCTGCTATTGTAAATGTCTTTGAACCTAATGAAATATCATGATTATTATTTGATGTGGATGTAAACAAATCACCCTTTACACCAGATGTTCCAGAAGTACCTGATGTACCAGATGTACCTCCCGTTCCCGATATTCCTTGTGAACCATTTACCCCAGATGTTCCACTAGTTCCAGATGAACCAGCTGTAATTTGAGATTGTAAAAAATCTAAGTTACCATCCATCTCAGCTGCAGTAAGTGGAGAACCTTTACTTAATCTTTTAGTTAATGCCATATCCTTTATTTACTATTATAATTGTAATGTTGTAACAGTAAATATAACCGATTGGGAAAATAAACTATTTGTAATACTTCTTAAGTATTTCCTTTTTTATCTTAACCTCCTGAACAAGTGTTATACCACTAAGATTATATGTTCTATATGGATTTAGTGGTCCTTTAGCTATTGTAGATGGCTTAACATAGGAAGAATACAATTTTTTACCAGACTTATCTGCTTTTACAAGCAATTCCATAAGATGTTCAGATGTATCAAAACTCTCATCATTTAAATTTTTTAAAAAAACTACCTTTAGCCATTTAAAAAACTTTTCAGGTTTAATTTCACTAATTTTTAAACAAAATAATTGTTTATCGTATATACCAATTGCGAATATCAAAGATGAAGTTGGTCCTGATAATGATTTTGTAATTCCATCGGCATATTTATATACCATAATTCTATAAATATTTCCGGGCTTTATTAAAGCCTTACCCAACTTCTTCTCACTTTCAATAAGAGATTTATATTGTAAAGCAAATGACATTATATTTTGTTAAGTTTTGGTATTTGCATTTTAGAACTATTTAATTTAGGAATATTAAACGGAACAAGCTTAGGCTTAGATTTGATATTTGCATCTAATATTTCCGAAAATGTATCATGCATTTTATCTAATGTAAATTTAGATTTTGTATTTTCTTTTAATCCTTCGGATTGTTTTAAATAAATATCATAGTTTTTATAAACATCATATAATTTATTAGCTGCATTTGAGTAGTTTACAGTAAACCATTGAGCTTCTTTCATGCAAAATTGGTCAGCTGCTGATTCGTGTACAGCTGTTAAAGAACCTTCTAATAATACTGCATGTTCTGCAGGTAAAAAATCCATTTGTCCACTCCAACCACTAGCTATAATTGGTTTACCTGTCAAAGTAAACTCAGCCATAGGTCTACCATATCCTTCACCTTTAGCAAATGAAACCATTGCTTTTACTTTAGGATGGTGGTATAAATTGCTCATATCAGTTTCTTCCATATCACCATGTATCAAATATACAGATGGGCATTTATCACCAAATGGTTTTAATACTGCATCTATTTTTTCTCTAGTTCCCTCTCTATCAATTACACTAAATCCAGCGTGAGATGTTTTAACAATTATACCAGGTTTTTTATCAGCTGGTAGATATTGAAATACAGTTGCCAATGTTTTGATTGCCATACCAATATCCTTCCTATCTTGTCCTAAATCTCCTTTCAACCAATGTCCTACAATTAAGAAGTTGAAATCTTCTTTTACATTTGCTAACACATCTTTATCAGTTCCCTTAGAAAATATTTCAGTATCAACTCCTTCAAAAAGAACCTGAATAGGTTTTGTAACTCTAAGTTCTCCAACTATTTGTCCTGATGCTTGGTCTTGTTGTTGATACACAGTGCCACCAATATTTTGTTTTGTAAAATTAGATGGAACAATAATTAAATCCATTTTATTACAACCATCTATAAAATCTTTAGGTGCAATTGTAGTTTCAACACCAGCAGTTACTCCTATATTGTATTCACCTTTTGGTTCAAATTCATTTGCTACAGAAACCTGCATAAATACATCAGGTTTAAAGTTTAATTGAGGTATAACTCTTTCTAACATCCATCTACCAAAATCGCTCTCACCATCAACTTGATTTTGTGGAGTGTTTCCCCAACGAAGTGGGATAATCTTAATATCGTATTTATCCATCTTGCGTAAAGATTTCATTAAATCTCTACAATGGTCTCCATAACCACTACGTGTAAATATAGGTCCTTGAAATACTAATGTTGGTTTCATTTTATAACTTATTTAATTTTAAATACTTCGAATCTTTCTCTTGGTTTCCAATTTTCAAATGTTGATTCAATTCCATTTATTAATTGCTGACACATATTTGTATGTGTTAATCCCATATCTCCTATAAATGCCTCTCTACCTATCAATCCATTTGCTTTACGGACTTCTTTTGGTGTGTTGTACATTTCTTCAATTGCTTCAGCAACTTCCTCTACATCAACTCTATCATCCCAAATATAAGGTGTCGGGACTGAGCCTGCTAATGCTAATGCTCTACTCCATACAGGTCTAACCCAAGGACCAGGCTTAGCTTTTCCTTCCCATTTTCTCCACTCATGTAAAGAACCAATCTTAATGTAATCTTCGTGTGTTAATAACTTACCATCAACTTCAAATCCACATTGGTCTTGCAATCCACCAGTTACGTTTACAATAATAGGAGTTCCTGTCATTACTGATTCTGCCGTTGCTAATCCAAATCCTTCATTGTTTGCTATGTTGATTGTTACATCTGCTATATTATAAATAAGATTTAATTCTTCAACTGGTCTTCTTACATCTGAGAATATAATATTAACATCCGGAGCAACTGCGTCAATTACTGCCGGTAAATCAGTACCATTTTCATCAACAGGTTGTGTGTGCATTAGTAATACACATTTATCTGCTTTTTCTTTACCAATCTTATCACAAAACTTTTTAAATGCTACGATAACATCAGCTGGTTGTTTCCTTCTAATGTTTCTATTACTCCAATATAATACGAAATCATATTCTTTATCTCCTAAAATTTGTTTACGGAATTCAGTTGAAACATCAGCTGGTTTATAGATATCAGTATTAATACCATGTGGTACATAATCTACTTGCCAATCTGCCTTTGTTTTCCAAGTTGGTTTTGTATCTAAAGCTGATAATCTTTTAATGATACCATATGTTTGTCTAGAGATACAACCAATCCAATCACAACTTTCATAGAAGTTACGATTATATAATGGGTCTGGTAAATCATCCCAAATTGCGTAAAATAAAAGTGGAACATTCTGTCTGATTTCATGTTCAATATCATACAACCATGTCCAATAACGAGGGTCAGTAAAGTGTACAATAGCATCAGGCTTTTCTGTGTTGATTAATTGTCTAATCAAATCAGCGTTACCATAACCATTCCAAGGTAAAATCTTTACATTAGCATCGGCGATACCATATCTTTCTTGGATATCTTGGCTAACATCTAAAACTTTTCCAGCTTCAGGGTGATTAATTGCGGCTCCTACTTGAAACCAATCGTATTTATGTGCCGTACCTAGCACCAATTCTTTTGACATTGTGGCGATACCACTTGCCATTCTTAAATCATCTGAAAGTAACAGAATCTTCTTTTTTGCCATAACTTATTTGTGTTGTTAAAATTGTGAACCTGAAATTTGTAGTTTTAAGTATTCGTTCATTTCTTCTCTAAATTCTATATCGGTAACATACCTTTCCACTGTTCTATTTACCAGCTTTTGAAGTGTAACATCCGATGTAAAAGAAACTTTTTTGAAACTTGAATATACATCTTTCAGTATTTTCACTGTTGTCAGTTTTGTGTTTTCTTGATTCATCATTAATATATTTATATATATAAGTATAATGAATTTAAAAAAACATAAAATTTATTTTGTAGCCTTTTTATCACATATTCCCCTATTACCAAATTCACAAAATTTACAATTCTTTTTAGCTGGACCCGGTACTTTAGGAAATTCAATATCTCTAAATTTACCCTCATCATCAAATACTGCATTAATAAATGTCATAAACTCATCATATACTTTAGTAACCGATGGAGCCCCATGAGCTGGAACGTGTTTTGATACATGTGGAATTGGAAATGCTGAATCTTCGGGTAACTTCCTACGGAGGATTTGATACTCTACTTTAATTTTAGATAATGGAATATTAAATAATTCAGAATAGTATTTTTTATATAAAAGAATTTGAGAGTTTTTCATCTTATCGGCTTTCTGATATTGATTCCATCCCATTGTAGATGTCTTAAGGTCAATGATAATGATTGAATTCTCTGCCACATCTCTTAATACGATATCTATAAATCCAATAAAGTGCACTCCTGTTTTAATAGTTGCGTTTAAAGGAATTTCAATACCTACTAATTCATATCCACTCTTTGAATAAAATTTGTGCATGTGCTTATCCAACCATGCTAAGATTCTTCTACCATCACCATAAAATTCTTCTAATTCAATTTGAGTACAAGGAGTTCCTTCACTCATTTTTTCAGCTTCGGTTTTGTAAGCTTCTCTCATTCTTTCTAATAAGAGCTTATCTTTGTTGATTTCATCTGCTTGCTTTTTGGAAACACCATACATAACCGAAAGGTAATGTTGAATTGTTTCGTGCATAGCAGTTCCGAATATTGTATGTATATTAGATGAACTTTCACCTAACTTATCTATGTAATTTAACTTATATTGATGCGGGCAGTTACTCCACATAGAGTACTGCGAAAATGATACTTTTGCCATTGTTTTTATTTATATAAAGATACGAAAAATACCCGATATTACCAAAACTAAACCTTTAATTTTAGCTTCGTAATTTGTTTAGGGTCAGTACCATACGATTCAGCTATTTCTTTAATATGTAATTTACCACCAGTTGTTTCATATAGGATTTTAAGATAATCCTCAGCCTCCGTTTCCGATACCTCATAAAATTGAGCTACCAGTTTAACAATCCAATCTTCATATTTTTCAGATGAAGCTGGTTTCATATATTTTAGAAATGCTCGTGTCTTTGGAATTAATCCAATTAGGCAAAGATATGCTGCTTTAGGAGGTGCCTCCTGAATATAAGGTTGTATATCTGCAATTAGTTCTATCCACTCAGGTTTCATAGAAAGAAAACGGAGTATCATATAGTTACTCCATGTCTTTTTATCACTCTCATCAAGTGTGTCCCAATACTTTGGGTCTTTCTTATCCGTAATTGCGTTTAGATGGTCAAATAATGTTTTAGCCATATTATGCTTCTTCTTCTACTTTTAAACCCGGAGGTAATAAATCATTTAATACTTCACCACAATCTCCACAAAGGAATAATTCTACTGGTAGTACTTCGTCCTTTGTTTTACCAGTTAATAACTTTGAAATCTTACGAAATCCAAAACCTTGTACGAAAATCTCACCACCGCATTTCTTACATGCAATTGCTTCGGTTTTTTCTAATGAGATTGGGGTTTCTTCTTTTCCTCCGATTGGTTGTCCACCTGCTCCTAAAATGTTAGCCATGTTAAATAATATTTAATATTTGAATTAATGTAGCTGCTGCGATAATTTCTTTATCAATTGCTACTGCTGATTTACTTACACCATCTCCTAATAAAAGAATGATGTTAGCTGTGTTCTCTCCACCATACTCATCTACCTTATCATATAACATTGTATATAAATCAGTAAAGTCAGTAACTTTAGAATCAATAAGAGCTTGTCTTACTTTCATATATTTGTTTCTCTTATCATCCGAAGATTTTAAGATATCAATAATTTTATTTTTGTAATCATTCTCTAATAGATTTTGTACATCTACTTTCAACTTACCTTTGTTAGAATTAAGTTGACATGTATTGATAACCTTACGAATATCAGGATAAGCTGCGTCAATAATTGGAACTAAATCCTTAACTTCAAATTCCACTTCCTCATTCTTTAAGATTTTACTAATTTGCATTGCAACATCTTTTTTAGTTGGAGGTACAATCTGAAATGATTGACATCTACTTTGAATTGGTTCAATTACTTTCTCAACATAGTTACAAGTTAATATGAAACGGCAATGTGCTGAAAATGTTTCCATTAAGTTTCTTAAGATAGCTTGTGCGTTGTGAGTCATATAATCAAACTCATCTAATATAATAATCTTAAATGGTTTGAATCCCATAGAAGATGCAAAGTTAGTTACCTTATTTCTTACCGTATCCACATTGTTCTCCGAAGATGCATTAATAATCATATAATCACACTCAATTGATTTTACGATTAACTTTGCTAATGTAGTTTTACCAGTACCGGCTTTTCCGTATAAAAGTAAATGTGGAATTTCGCCTGTTTCTAAATAACCTTCTACTTTTGATTTTAAATGTTCGTTACCTACATAATCAACAAGCTTTGTTGGGCGATACTTCTCTACCCACAAATTGTTATTTACTTTTTCTTCCGTTTGTTCTATAAACATATTGTATTTTTTATTTTCCAGTTGAACCAAATCCACCATCACCTCTTTCAGTATCCGATAACTCATCAGCTTCTTCAAACTCAATTGGCGGATGTGGGATAATCATAATTTGTGCAATTCTATCACCTACCTTATAATCGTTTTCAGCAATTGAGTTCTGATTAACTTTGTTAAATGTAGCTTGTAGTTCACCTCTATATCCACTATCAACTACACCAACACAATTACTTAACATTAATCTAGTCTTTCTAACCGATGAACGAGGGAATATTAATCCCACAAACCCGTTTGGTATTTCTAATGCTAAACCAATACCATATGTAATTTGAGTATCGTTTTCTGATATAACTGATGTTGCTACTAAATCCATTCCAGCATCTCCATCTTTTGCATAAGTTGGGATAACTGCGTTTTCACTAAGCTTCTTTATTCGTACTTTCATTTTCTAAATTTACTTTTAATTGTTGTTCTCTAAGTTGTCTACCCTCATCGCTTAATTCTCTAGCAAATAATTTAAATGATTTACCATTTTTATGAGTGAATGTAATATAAGAATTTTTTGTATTAGATACCGTAAATATTACTTTAGGTTCTTCATCTTTATTCATATTATCACCAGTCCAAGCAAATATTTGTGGTTCATCTTCATCAAATTGAAAACACCATTCACATTGTTCTAATTTTTCTTGTGCTAGTCCAATTTGTCCAATTGGTTCTAATTGAGTATTATCAATTACTTCTTCTACTTTTTTTGTTTTTTTACTTTTTGCCATAATTTTATTTTTATCTTCCTACTTCCGATAGGTATTTAGCTTTCATTTCTTCCCAACTAATTCCAATAGCATCTATGTAGAATAAGTGTTCGGGTTTAATTCTTCCTTCATCATGTAGTTTTGTATATCTACTGATTGCATGTTTCTTCCACCATTTATTGATGTACGTTGTACCTTGCTTAAATTTATCTTTAAGGATTAATTTATCTTCGGTGATTTCGTTTCTAAGATACTCACATCCGTTCTCATACATCATAGCCATATAAACACCTCTCTTAAATCCGTGATGATATTCAGTTGCCTTAATACCACACTCTTTAAAGATTTGACCTAATATTTTTTGTTTGATACCACTAACAGGTCCGTTAGCTTCATATCCCATATTAGCACCATTACGAGCTCTTTCTCTAGTAATGTTTTCCAAATACCAATCATTTTTATTTTCCTTAATCCATTGATGCCAAGGGTCATAGAATTTATCATCCGGCTTCAAACTAATCTTACCAGCGGATTCACCCAATGTTTTGAAAAGTGGAATACCATTATATTGAGAGTGAATACCATACAAAGATGTTGTACCAACGGCAATCAAAACATTATCATACTTTGATTTCCAATAGTTTCTAACTTCAGGTACAGTTGTCATCATAGCGATTAACTTACCACCTAAAAAGTTATAACCTAATGGCTGAGTACATACAATAGTAGAAGCAATAGTAGTGTTGTTTAACTTACCATCAACAAATTTATTATCCTTAGTCCAACCAATGAAGTTATCTCTAACTCCCATAGCGGTAACATCGGATGCTAATGAAATCTGTCCTAATAGTTTTCCACTCACTCTATCCTTTACATTAATCTTCACATTACGACCAGGGTTTGCTGTAAAATCCATTGTGTGAATCATACGTCTTACCGCTGCCCATTTAGTAGATTCTTTTGGGTCATCAACAATCTCAACGTAAGGGTCTAACGATTCAATTTCTTTTATCGTTAGCTCCTTATTGTTGATATCAGTTGGTTTCCATTGTAAATCATAATAAGATGCGATTTGGGATTTCGCTTGAATCATTGTAGGTTCTTGCAATTCAACCCACTTCTTATACAAAGTTTGTTCTTGAACAGACATTGTCATAAGGTAGTCCATATTTTCTATTAACTTCGTCTTTTCAGATTCAAAGTCAAAGACAGGTTTTTGTGGTTCAGTATCCCAAAAGCTCATATTAATTATTTAATTTCTACTAAGTAATAGTTTGAAGTATAATCTCCATCAGTAAATGATAGATGCGATAATCCTTTAGATGAGATTTTCAATGAAGATGTTTTAGAACCTTTGTTAGCCATTAAGATAGCTTTCAAATATTTTGCTGAGAACGCAATTGGTTCAATATCAACTTTAGTAGTTGCTTGAACAGCTGTTGAAATTCGGTTTGAGTTAATTGATGAATAACCTAAAATAATCTCAGCGTTACCACCCTTAACAGTAAATGTAAAAGTATCCGAATCAGATAATGCTCCTTTTGATTTGATAAACGTATTTACAAAATCATCATCCAAAGCAACTTCCGTATCAAATGGAGGTAATGCTTTTAAATCAGGTACTGCGGGAATCACCGATGGTGCCGCTAACATATATTGTACCTTTGTTTTCTTATCTGAGAATCTTAATGCACCAGTCACTTCTTCTACAGTGATAGTGTCATCTAATACACTCAATAAGCTTTTTAATTGTGAAGTAGTGTAAATACCAAATTCACCATTTGGAAATTCACCACCCACTACTGTAACATCACCTAATAAGGTTTTGTCATCTGAAATCATTCTTACCGATAAGTTCTTGTCATCGGATTTTACCATAACGGATTCAATCTCACCACCTAAGTTGTAACGATTAACGAAACCATCAAATTTGCCTTTGTTCATAATTGAAATTTTAATTTATGTTTTAATTTGTTATACAAATATACGAAAAATACCTGAAACTACCAAATATTTTAGAAAGAAAAGAATTGTTCAGCTGTCTTTTGTGAGGAAAGTACTGCACCCCAACCTAAAGCCCCATAGAAGTCCTCTAATTTCTTCAATAATTCCCTTTCGAAGATTTTATCATAATCGATATACATTCTCACCAAGTCCATTATTTCATCAGGATCATCATGTCCTTTGAATCCAACTGCATCTAATCCAAACGGGTTTTGTTTTAGATATACCCACTTAATTTTATCACCATCTCTCATTGGAGCGTGCTTAGCTGCACATTTGAAGTGAACTAATAATTGGTTATGTGCAATTGCTGCCTTAACGTGCGCCGGAGTTCCACTATTAAATTGGAACATTGCTCTATTATCTTTTTTCTTTGGAATGTATTTGGATAATTCTTTTACTGCTGAATTTTTAGCAATAGAAGTTACGTCCATATTCACTAAGTCTTTTTTGAAATCATATATCTTATCGGTTAATACCATTTCAGTTTCACCTTTAAGAATATCAATTAAAACACCACTCATAAAATTACGGAATTGTGCAGGGTATGATGAACGAACTACGTCCAATCCTTTTACATCTAATCTATCGGTTGGAATACCATTCTCCGCAATAATCCATTGTGCGTATCTTTTCTTTGCAATCCAAATACCACTTCTACTTACAAATTCTTTTTTAATTTGGAATCTATGTTTATCCTTTGGTACATTGAATATTTTTTCAGCAAGTATATTGTAAAAGTTATTTAAAAAATCTTGCGTTTCACCAGCAATACCATCCACTAATAAAGCAACTTCACTATCCGGCATTTCTTTCCAATTCTTATGTCTATGGTCTAATAAGGGAACTGCTGAAAAGAATACCGAATCGGTATCAATGTAAATGTTATAATCATTTCCTACCGTACCTAATTCTTTATTGTATTTAATGTTAGCCATCTCCGCAGTTGATTTAATTACCGTCTGACCTGTTAGTGTTACCGCCTCAGCGTTATCCACATCATAGAAACGGAATGCAGGTAATCCTAATACTCCATATAAAGAGTTCAATAAGATTTTTTGTACCAACTGTCTTTTCTTATAGAATGCATATTTTTCTTTATCGCCTTCCTCACCATATTTTTTCTCTAACTTACGGAACTCAACCCTTTGGTCAAACCATAAATCTAAAATAGCTGGAATACATCCTACTTTATCAGTAGTATATAATACACCATTGGATGATACCGTATACTTACTTTCATCTAATAGCTTTCTTAAGTTTTCTTTTGTAATTGTTTTTTCACCAATAAAGAAAGTATCAATCTCACCTTTCATAAACTTTTGTGCATCCCAATTACTAATTTTTGCTACCTTTGTTTCTGGTGAAATATTTGTAGTCATAATGATTGATGGATATAGTGAAGTTAAATCCAGGTCATATATCCAATCATACTTACCGACAATAGGTGCTTTAACATATGCTCCAATAAACTTCTCTTGCTCATTATCTCTTAGGGCTTGCATCATCTCTTGTCTATCCGCAGGTTTGTTAGGAGCTACGATATCTTTTCTCTTAAGGTAACATAACATCGCACCTTCTAAGAACTTTGATGAGTAAACGAAATCTTCATATGGTACGTGTCCAGCGTGACAGATACCTCTACATAAATCTACGAATTGTAATTTACGTTCCATATCAACAACCAATTGTACGTCCACTAAGTTATACTCAATAAACTTCTCAATATCGGTTTTAAATAAATCATCCAAATTACCAGCGTACTCAACTTTACCTCTACCTAATTCTTTCATAGCTACCGTATCCAAACGATAGTTATCCATCTCAACATAAGTGTATGATTTATATAATCCAATGTAATCTAAATAAGATACACCGGCCATAAAGAATCTCTTACGATATGGTGACCAAAAACATTCTCCGATAGGTGATAATCTATTAGCGTGCTTTACACCCAATATTCTTTTCATACGATTATAAAGGTATGGAGTATCGAAGTAGTCTATGTTCCAGCCAGTTACAATAGATGGATTAATATATTCGTATAGTGAAAGATATTTCATACACATATCCCTCTCATCTCTAAAAGGAATAACGCTACGATTACCATTCTTACTTTCCTTCATCTTACCATCTTTGTCCATAATAAGAACCCAATAATGGTCAGTAGCAGAATCATGTAAACCTATTGCGGTAAGTTCGTTCTCAGCCTTCTCAACATCAGGCAGACCTGTATCCATTTCACACTCAATATCGTATGTTAAGATAACGTGTCCTTCCGATGGGATATCTGAGTCAGTATAGGTATCAACCAATATACGTGTTGTTTCAGGTACATCAGATTCAAAAAGATTTGGGTCATCTTTTGTGAATTTAAAAATCTTACTTAACTTATCTCCATACAATGAAGTATATTGACCTCTTTCTGCTTTTTCATATGCGTACCTTGTATATGGGAATGAACGATACCCTAACTTGTCATCCCACAAGTGTACTAAATTCCTCTCTCTTTGATAATAGACGTTTTGATACATAATTAATCTTCAAATATTCTTGCTGTTTTTACAAAATTGTTTTCTACATCCCAACTCTTTAATGAGTTTTCCCAAAGTAATGCTTTTGAAAGAGCACTAACATCTGGTCTTTCTATTTTTTCATCTAAAATCATATTAACCATTTCTTTAAATTCTTTTCTATCATTATATAGAAGTGGATAATCAGTACCTACCATTTCAGGATAACATAACTTATTTGGTAATAAATATGGTACACCTCTACTAAGACCATCAGTTGTACTCATACTCCACGCCGAATATGTTTCAAAACAACCAACTCCAAAATGCGCTTCTCCTAATTTATTCATATAAACATCTCTATCAGCATGTCCAATATATTTAGTATATGGTTTTTTCATATTACCCAATGTAGTCCATACTTCGAAATCTTGTCTTTCACTCCATAACGCATCCATAGTTTCAAAGAACCACTCGCCGCCCGTATAACCATTATTTCTATGATTGAATACAATAGTTTTCTTTTTGTATTCTTTAGTTGGTACAAATTCATCAGTACCCAAATACCAAGGCTGAAGTATTTCATTTAATTTGTCTACAATGTGTGGTTGGAAATCTTCGGAAGCTCTTTTAAGAATTAAATCTTTAACCCATTGTGAGTTTACACCACATACTTTCATATCTAATGTACCTTTAATGTTTTTCCAAAATGAATTATCATCTCTAGCTCCATTATCTTTTATCTCCCACCAATGGCAATAACCAATGATAGGTTGTGTCTTATTATAGATACGAGTGATTTTAAATTCATGTGTCCATTCAGGTAAATGTGACCATACTAAATTAAAATGTTCTTTCTCAACCAATCTATCAAAAAATTTATGAGGATAATTTACTCTCATTTTAGGTGGAAAGGCATCCACACCATCCATTTTACGAAGTGAAACATTTGGGTATTCAAATTGATTGATAATGCCAGGATGGTTATCCATATCAGGATATGGCAATACCCATTCCCATTCTTTACCAATTTTAGTATTATCTAAAAATGATTTAAAAACTAATAGAAATGAATCTCTATTAATATCTTTGGCTTGTCCAAAGTTTGTGTAATTAGGAATTACTAATACTTTCATTTATTTTTTATTTTTCTTTTGTTTGTAATATGAATCGTTTGAAATTTTATAGTATCTCCTATTAAGAATTTTCCAAACTTGAGAACCAGTACAGGTTGGGCCGGGATAATGAAATATTAATGGATATGTATCAGTCAATCTATTAAAAATTTCTTCCTTAGTATATACCAAATCAAAATTATTACTTCTACCATATTCTTCATCCCAAATACATTGAAATATTTCGCAATTATAATCAATAGTAAATTTATCACCATACTCACCACTTAGAAATACTTCCTGAAGTAAATATTGGTCATCATTTATTTTACAATTTTCATACAATTCCAAACACTTATCTACTACTTCAATTAGTAATTTTTTGTTACCAATTACACAACCAGAATTTAAATATTTGTATTTTTTATTTTGATGTGGATGTAATGGAGCAAAGTCTTTCTCCGGAAAACAATTAGTTTCTCCGTTAAATACAATAGAATCTTTATCAAACTTTTTTATAAATGTATTATAAATTGTTTTGGAATCTGACATATATAATACATCCCTAGAATCGGTTAAGCAAACTAATTCACTTTCAATTGTAGGAAGATATTCTTTTAAAATTTTAAACTTTGTAATAAAACCTTCCCACTTATGTCCTCTACCAATTATATTTAAATCAATACTATTAATTCTAGCACTTTCAATTAAGTTCTTTTCTATGTTAGAATGAGTATCGGTCTCAATACTTAAAAAATGGATTTTTTTCATATAGTTTACTATTTTTGTGGTACTCTACATACTTCTTTGCTCGGGATTCTAATACCACACCCATCCCCATCGTCATTTCATATATCAATAAATCATCTCCTAAAATAGAAAACGATTTATTAATTTGATATGAATATTTTTTACAAGTTGGTATTATTAGTACCATTCTTTGATTATTTGCTTTACATTCTTCGGCAATAACAGTAATCCACCCATCTTTAAATGATGGGGTATGATATACTATTTCGGCTTTAGTTTTATCGAATTTCATTAATTAAATCTTTCATTAAGTTTTTTAGCATCTGCTATAACTTCTATCATATCGTTATCAATAAAATATTGTCTATTTGATGTTACAATTTCTAAGTTTGTTTTAGCGTACCATTTCCAATAATCAAGATTAGTAACATTATGGTCAATATTATGTGCAGAACGATTATGATGTTTTTGTTGAACAATACAATTATCTAATGAATACCCCATAGTTTGCTCTCTTTGGCCTAAATCAAATCCAGCTTTAGCTCTCTCAAATTCTGAAAAATCGATATCAGTAATTTCAGGATGTCCACTATATCCTTTTGTTGTTAATTTAACAACGTTGAACTTAACTTGCCCATCAAGATATCCTTTAAGTTCGTTTAAAAGAATTTCATAAACTTTTTGCTTACTCAATGTTTTATCCTTTGATTCAGCGCCTTTCATCATTTCAGAAAATACAGGTAAAATTGTTAAAAGTACACGCATTGATGATTTGTTAGATGCGGAAAAATATGTACCATCATTACACACTTCTTCTACTTTATTATAAAGTCTATTACAAAAATCATCAATTACTCTTTTAATTTGAGAATCCGAAGTTCTATTATCACATATCTCATTAATAATTCTAGCACACGCAATAAGAGCAGGGCCGCCATACGATGAATGTAAAATATTAGTATGTTCTAAGTTGGTACTATCAACAACACTATTTTTTTTGTTATATGTAGTTTTGTATAGTGTTTTAATTTTTTTAACAAATGTAGCCCAAGCCGGCTGATTCATTATCTTCTCATACAAATCTATATAATCTAAAAATTCATCTTTAGAAACTTTATTAGTATGTAGATATTTGTATAGTGTTTCAAACGTTTGTTGTTTTTCCTTTTCAAGCATTTTAGCTATTTCCGAAAAATCAGCAATACCACGATCAGCTGCTATTAATCTTATAGGAATTATAATAGAACCTTCGGTAAGTTTAGCACAATGTTTTGTAATACAGTTCGATATTAATGGATATTGATTTTCAGAATTAATAGTTCCATTAAACGCTGGACTATTATCTAATATTGCAATAAGGTTATCATATTTCAAAACGGTATCAATATAATCAGAACTATTATCTCTTTCAAACGAATACGCCCAAAATGATAGCCATGCTAATTGGGTATCAGACCATTTGTTGTTATGATTGTTTAACCATAAAATTTCCTTTATATGAGTTGCTACACTTTCACGTTTAACTTCAACAGATAATTCAGTATCATTTAAGTTATTTTCAAACGCAGGAACTGCATCTGCTATATCTCTAATTGAAATTTTCATTTCAGATTTTTCAGTTACTCCATTTGATAAAAACTCACCATGTTTTACATTTATAAATTCTTTAATGGAATTTAATATAACCAATGCATCTTTCCTATCTGAACTTTGATGTTGAGTATTTTCTGCTAATTCTTTTATTTCGGTATCAATTACTTTAATTACATCAATAACACTCCAATTAGGAATATCGTATAATTTACAAGTAATTTCTAATATATGACCTCTGTCTTTTAATAGGAAATTTTGAATTGGAGATGCTGTATCGGATAGTAATGATATTGGTATTTGGTTAATTGATGCAAGCCCAGACCCCAAACGAAATACATAACCCAATTTACTTTGTATAACAATTGGACTATCAAATTTAGGTTTACGATTCCATCCGGAATTAAATATGTGAGCAACAAGACTACCAAATGGTTGATGTGCTCTATATAAAGGTCTTATATCTTTTAGAGATGATATAAAAATTCGTTTTGTTTTTGTTGATTTTAAAAATTCAACTAAACTGTCTTTTAATGTTTTTTGCATGTTTTATATTTTATGATTTTAACTATGTAAAGATACGAAAAATAACCGAATCTACCAAACATTTTAGGTAGTTTTTTCTAACCCATTGATTATCAATAAGTTATATATTACCAAAAATTGGCCGTTCCTTCCGGCACTTCGTATGTAGTTAGGTGATGTACTACTTCTGTATTGTATGAAGCGGTATCTTTTGGATAAGGTCTGATTTCGTGTTTCAATCGTTTCATCAAATCTTTCTTTTCTTTTTTATCTTGCGCAAGTATCTGAACATATCTATGCTTTGGTGGTTCTTCCCTTCTCCAAAACTCTTTATATCCTTGCTTACCGATTTCCATTTGTAAGTGTGCTAAGTTACCACTACCCCACATTGAAAACACAGTCCTACTATGAATCCATTGATACGGGTCTTTGTGTAATGATATACCCCAATTTGGCATCAATGCAATATCCGTAGATAATCCCTGATAAATCCAATTGGTAGCTTGATATATTCCTCCTAAATGAGCTTGTCCGTTATCGGCGTATGATAGTAATACTTTAATTGCTTTATCATGTTCCTTTAACCATTTGAAAGATTGTCCTAATGCAAATGATTCAATATTAGAACCATATCCATCATCACAATACAAACGTGTCAATTCTAAAATGTTATCTTTGGTTAATCCTTCACAAATAGAAGTGGATGCTTTTGCTCCAACAGGAAAACCATATATTAAACAACCTATAAGTTTATCACCATCAAAGGTATTGGCATCTTCTGATTTGTAATATATTCCAATTGCATATCTACAAGCTGTCCAAGCGTGAGTATAGTGTTTCTTAACAATAATATCTTTAGCGATACTCTTTGCTATTGGTGCTACATATACTTTCGATGTATCACAATAATTTTTACCTTCTACCTTCATTCTTTTTTGCTTGTTTTGCTTTTTCTAAAATAGATAAACTTCGTTCAGCCTTTGCTAATTTTTGTCTTTGTTTCAAATCTTTCACATAACCAGCAGGATATTTGTTCTCTACTGATATAGGTCCATTTGGGAATTTATCCAAATCGTATTTCCAAATTGATTCACATCCATCATCATCCTTATAGATGTGTTCAAATTTACGTGGTTTATCCTTAGCGTTTGGTTCTACTCTTGCCATAACATTACAAATATACGAAATTATTCTGAAACTACCAAATCTATCGGGTCCATTTTATGAACCTCATCAATAATATCCAACTCTACCTTTGGATATGGGAACACCTCATGTTTAAGCGATTTTAAGAGGGCTTTGCGTTCCTTCTTATCTTTGGTTAGAATATACACATATCGGTGCTTACGGGGTTCTCTTTTAATCCAGAATGGGCTTGTAACCATTGTCTGAATTATCTTTGGGTCATTCGTTCCGTACTTCACATAAGATGTCCGAGAATGATGCCATTCATCATCCTCACTCCATTTGAAAGACCAACTATCTGACCATCTGATTTTGTTTCCCTGATATATCCAGTTGGTAGCTTGATATACCGTTCCTAAGTGTCCAGCATTTGGGTCTGAATATGATATTAGAGCTTTAATACGAGGTACATTAGTTCTTAACCATTCGAAAGATTGCCCAACGAACCAACTCTCAATGTTAGTACCATATCCATCAAATACGAATAGACGAGTTAATTCTAATACACCATCTCTAGGAAGTAATTCGGAAATAGATGCACCGGCATTTCTACCAACCGGGTCACCATAACAGGCAACCCCAACCAATTGTTCATTAACTCCACTAAAGAAATTGTGTTCATCTTCGGATATGTAAAATAATCCAATAGCATAGGATACCTTCGTCCATATTCCACTGTAGTGGTTATTGACAATGATATCCTTTGCTATGTTTTTATTAATCTCTCTAATAGAAAACTTAGAGGTATCGCAATATTGTTTACCTTCTACTTTCATAAACTACCAGACCAAAATTGATTTAAGTGTGCCCAAGTTTTACGTTGAACTATCTTCATTACATTTGATGGTGATACCTTATTGTTACGAGCTATAACTTTGATATTACGATGACCCATTTTCCATAAGTCACGAATAATTAAGACTTGCTCGTCAGTAAGTTTTGCCGATGGGTGCGATTGCCCTCTTAAAATTGCCATAAATGTAACCTTTGTTTAAATTTGAACATTAAAATTTATTATGCATCTAATGTTTTTAGATGGACCTGAACTTGAGTGATATCTTCTGCCATCGAATAATACAACTCTTCCTTTTTTTGGACTTACTTGTTTTAATATCCCAAGTTTAGTATCTTTAGAAATATGATTTAATTCCTTTTTTGTTTTATCAAAAATATATGTATCCCCATCTGTATTGTTCACATAATATAAACAAACCAAGTGGTCATAGTTTATATCAACATGTACATTATCATATTCTTTTTTTAATTCAGTAGCCAATGGAAAATGCATAAAACTTCGTGCATTAAAAATATCTTTACATTCTTTACCTATCTTTTTACAAGATTCATCAACAATAACCTTAACTTCTTTCAACAATTGCTCGTTTACAAATTTAGGATTATCTTGCTTTATGTAACAAGCTATACCAGGGGTTAATTTGGTAATTCCAAGTCTTTTTATTTCCGCTGGTGGAATTGCTATATCTTTAAAAAAGACCCAAGGAAGTCTGTTGGATGTAAATAAATCTTCTAACTTATCTTGAAGATGTCTTGGTATAACATCATCAATTATTATAATATCATCAATCATTATGTAACCTTTATTTTTTTATTTAACCTATTGCTTCGTTGATAGCATTTGTGTATGCCATCTTAGATGATAAGCCTTGAAATCTTTGAACAACTACACCATCTCTTTCAATTATTACTACTGGAATTGATGTCACATTATATTGTTGTGATTCTTCAGGCGAATTATCAACATCATATTCTATGAATGTTGCTTTACCTTGAAAATCATTTTTCAATCCTTCTAATACCGGTGCTAATGCTCTACAAGGACCACACCATACTGCTCCAAATTTTTTAACTGTTACCATCTTTTTTATTTTTATATTGTTCTTTTAATTCTATATTTCCTTTTATGTGGTTTGGTTCATATGGACAATGGCGGCAGCCACTCCCACAGCAATTACCTCGTTCAATGTGATACTCAGGAGTGAAAACCACTTTACCATTTTCCAAATAATATAATTCTTTATCACTTTTCATTATTTTATTTCACATGCACCACCAGCACACGCCAATTCACCACTTAAATCAGTCATATCTTCTATTTCAACTATCTTACTTAAATCAACATCGTTTAATGTTTTCATAAGTTCTTCGTACTTCTCTTTTGTACAATCTTCAAATGGTGCCTGAATGTATGTACCACCATCATAAGGTAATACCGATAATCCATTGTAGAATTCTTTGTTTTCCCACATCCATTCTCCAACTGCTTTCCACTCATGCTCTCTAATAGAAATTGTTGCTGATACGTTGTGAGTATTATTACCGCTTCTATGTCCCGGCTTAACCCACTCACTATGTACTTTTTTAACTCTCTCTAATAATTGAATAGGAGATTCAGTTCTAAAGATTGCAGTATCAGGTGCCTTTTGAGGAATACCAATTACTGCAGTATCATGCGGTCTGAAATATTCATCTTCTACTAACTCAGGATGGTTTAATAATAAATGAGAATAAATTGATTCGTTCTTACCAACTCTTACTCTACGAATATAGTAATCGTTATGCCAAGCATGAATACCAGATGAAGTTCCTAATGCTAAAGAAGTAGTTCCTGCCGGCTTAACCGTTGTACATCTTGCCGATGCGTTAATACCTAATATTTCTGCTACTCTTTTGTTTTCTATTTTCACAACTTTTGCTGCTTCTTTCATATCCAATTTCAAAACTGCACCACTTCCGATTCCTGTCATTGAGATTCCTATTAAGGCATCCTTTTCAGTTGTTCTTTGCCAAATTGGTCTTAAGTAATGGAAATCAGTATATCCAGCCTGTAATGTTCCTACGAATGATGCTGCTTTAACTCTAGCATTTAATTCTTCTTGAGTATCAACATCACTTACATTAACTTCACATAAGTTACAGAATTGGAAAGGTCTTAATGCAATCTCACAACATGGGTTAGTTCCCCAATCTTTATCATTTGATAAATAGATACCAGGTTCACCTGCTCCACTTGCTTCAATTCTTTTCCACAAATCCATAAAGTACTCTTTGGTAATTTTATGTCTCATTAATACTGCTGAGTTATTTGCTCTACCTCTTTGTGGATTTGTTTCCCACCATGCACCACTCTTACAACTAATCATTTGTTCATCAGTTGCGGAGAATAATGCAATCAATGCTGCTCTACGAATACCACCTGCTAATACTGCATCAGCAATGTGACAAACCATATCATGCACTTCAATTGGTTTTAATTTCTCACCATCTTTTTTTGCATCTAAGATACCTTCTAATTTGATAAGGCATTCTTTCAATGGTTGAGGACCTGGTGCTTTACCACCCGATGTTACCAATCGTGCTCCTTTCTCTCTAATATCTCTAAAATCAAATACCGGCTTACTACCACCGAAGAAATATGCTTTTACAATTACTGAAACTGCATCTGCCCATCCTTCAATACTATCACCGATTAAAAATCTTCTCGTCTTATCAGTTGATGGCTTTCTGATTTCAGGTAAAGCATCAACGTGATGTTGTTGTACTGAATAACCTACCCCAGTTCCTCCTAATAGTAAGAACATAATTTCTGAAAATACTCTCCAATCATCTACCGGTGCAAATGCACAATTATAAATTCTATTTGGTGATAATTCAATTGGTTTACCTGCGAACTGCATTGAACGCATTGATGGTAATATTTTTTTATTCGATACGAATTTATATACTTCTTTTATTTCCTCTTTTAAATTTGGATATGTCTTTATATGCATATCCATATTTCTTTTTACTAACTCTTTCCAAGTTTCTCTTCTTTTTAATTCCGGTCTGTACTTTGCGTACTTCATATAAACCGTAATATCCGATAAAATTCGTGTTGAAATGTCCATTTTTTGTAAATTTGTGTTTAGTGTGTTAAAATATTTCAGGAAATCCCTAAAATGTAAGAATAAATATACTGTCCTCCACTAAACAATACAGGTTTGTGGATAAAAAACCCACTTTTTTTTAAATTTATTCGTGTCATAATACATAGTCTATTAAAACATAATAAAAGGGGCGTTTCCGCCCCCCTATCATATTATGCTTTTTGCTCTGCGGTAGATGCTTGTCTATACGCAGTGATTAATTTCTTCAAATCACCGATAGCTTTTCTAGCTCTTGATTTGTTTACTTTTTTAGTTCCCATGTGCTCTGTTTCAAATGTTGAAAACAAAGTCTTCATTTGTTCGAATAGTTCTTGACTGTTCATAGTTTTTGTTTTTAATTGTTTATTTAACCTAATCCAGATACCATAGGTGCTTTTGCACCAGGCATAGTATCTACATATTTTTTGTGTAACATCTGTCTTTCCATTTCAGCACCACTAGCACTTTCTTTTGATGCTATGATACCTTCGGATGAAGTTGCTGCATATACTTCTATTGTTCCCGTAGTTGTATCCATTTTAGTTGGGAAGGTAATACCATCCTGTCCAAAACGATTCTTCATAATGTGTACTCTAGCCGTATTGTTCAACTTATCTTTTGCTTTTCTACTTAAACTCATAATAAAGTCAGCGTTCATTACTTTAGCGTAACTATCTGCAATCTTGTCAGCTTCAATAACCTCACTATCAATTGCTGAACGATTTGTTTGTGATGCTGTCCAAATTGGTATTTGTAATTCACCACTCATTCCTCTCAAATCAATATACACACCACCTTGCTCAGCGTATGTACTATCAGTTTTGTTTG